TAATTGTCAAGGATCTGAATCAGTTGGAATCTGAAGTTCTCAACAGTAGCCACAGGAAATACGGCAACCTTGGTTGGATCAAGACCACGGGACTTGATCATTTCCCGTGTGACTGCCTGTTCGCTGTCAAAGTAAAGCACAGCCCCTTCAGGATTGTCCTTCAAAAACTGTCCTGCAATACCAAGAGCAAAGTATGTTTTCCCTGTAGCAGATTCACCCGCAATCCCGATGATCTTATTGTTAGCAATTCCGCCCGTAAGCGTACCTGATACTAATGCGTTGAACGCATAGGATCCGGTGTCAACAAATCCCGAAACATCGGCCTCGGTTCCGTCGATTGCAATAGTTGCATGTTCGTTTCCACTGCTCTTAACAAGACTCTTCAGAAAGTTCATATTATCTCCATTACAAAGTGATTTGGGGATTATATCCCCTATAAGTTAGTGTGTCAATCAATTAGTTGAACATTCAAATGTCTCAAATGAAGCACCTGCCATCTTAACAGCAGACAGCACGGTATCTAGTTCTTCCTTTGTGACAAATCCCAATTTATCTGCATGTGTTCCATTATTTTTCTGCGACTGTGGGTGAACATCATGGAAAACTAAGTTTATGCCTAGACCCATCTTCAATTTGGTGTCGATTTCATCAATAACATTGACCATATCTCCACGACGAATTCTGTGTTCGTAGGTCTCGCTATTTCTTCCGCCTTCTCTTTCCCGTAGCATATCAGCATGTCGCATCAATAAAAATCTATCATTGTATAGAGTGTTTTGTCCTGGTCTAAGCCTGATATAACAGAACATATCAGATACTGCATCATAAAGAGAAGAATTGAAACTTGAATAGGGGAAAGCGAAATGTGTTGGCGGAAGTCCAACCGCTGCCATTGACTCCATAGCAGGAATTACCTCTTCATCTATGTAATTATCCGTTTCACCGTACTCTAGGGCATCCTTATGAGAAACCCCATGACACCCTATAACATGACCATCTTTCTTTAATTCAAAAATCAAATCAATGTCTGAATTACTCAATTGATCGAATGAATCGATGTAAAATACGGCTTTAGCATCATGTTTTCTGAGAATGTCTCTAGCATTGTAATGCCAATTAGATATACAATGATCATCAAAACACAGATGAGCATGTGGTAGTTTTACCTTATGAGATGTGAAAGTCCCGAAACGATCCATGAAACTATTTAGCGAACTTATCTTGCCTCTTCTTTTTGGCAACTGATCGCTTTCTGGTGTTTTTAGTATTCTTGTTTGGTTTTTCAACATACAACCATTCTAAGAAACTAGACCAAAGAATACCAAGTCCACCTAAAATGACCAGAATAGTAATAAGATTCATGAGCGACTGTGCATGATTGATTTCGTTTGTCATACAAATAGATCCTCTAATGATGATGTTTCTTCAAGTTTCCAACCAATTATCTCAACGATTGCAGTCAGAGGTTGAACAAAAGATTTCTCAAACTGCATTTCGTAGTCGATGTGCTTATCTAAGGATAGTTCCTCGGGCAAAGAAGTTACGAATGAAATTACTTTTTCGTTGATAGGATTAGGCATTCGAAGGTAAAGATACTTAATCTTCTCGCCCTCACGGATCATAGGATACTTCTTACCAAGTTTCTTCATTCGAATCCAATGATTGTATATCAGCGCACCCTTGGGGGCAATTGGTGTCGCCTTCTTGTATATGCTGCTGTAGTCCCCGTAGGTGTCAAGCCCATTGCATCCACGGGGGAAGGCTACCTTGTCGGCAGGAAGCCGTATAAACTCAGCATGGAAGTCCTGAACGAACCTACGGAGGTTACTCTCATCCTTCAGCATGACGATCTCCATGGCCTCCTTGAGTCGCTTACGCACGATGGCGGGAGTGGATGACTTCACCATCTCAAGACCGGTAATCTTGAGTTCGGGTGTGTCCATATAAACATCGTCTTCACCCTTCAGAACAGTTAAAGCATATCTTTTCTTTGCAGTCCAAATTCCCTTGGCCGCAATCGATTCTCGCTTCATGGACATCTTGTTGGCGTAAGCATTCATACGCTTTGCTAATTCATCATACTTCTTTGCGATGAATGGGAGGATGATGCTCTTGCAGGACTTATCGATAAAGTCAACTGTCTTCTCTTGAGACTTATTGGGAGACATCTTATTCACCAACTCGGACATTCGCAGATATACTGAATCTGTATCCGATGCAATAACATAGTCAACACCTACAGTCTCACAAACTTTGTTTAGAAACTCGTTCAATTGCTTTTCAATCCAACGAGCAGACAACTGACCTGAAACAGTAATGGCCTCTGCCATTTCCAAATCATAGTAACGACAGTACTGATTGCCCAATGCACCATACGCAGAGTTCAACTGCACCTTTCGGACAAGTTGGAAGTTGCCGTACTTGGCGATCTCTCGCTTCTTTTCATCGACCTCATCAGCAGACAAATCAGGATTGTTCTTAAGGAATGCTTTCAACTCAAGCATCTTCTTCTTGAACTGCTTTCTCTGCTCATACATGGTGTCCATAAGTTCGGGGAGAAATCCTCTAAACTCATTAGTGAATGCCACACCATTTGCACAGATGCTAACGCCGTTCTCAGAAGCAGATCGACTCTGATCCTTGACTTTGTCAGTATTGTCTAGAATCATATCAGGATTAAGATTGCCACGAAGAAACAAGAAAGACTTGTCCGTCTTTGTTTCAGGTGAGATATTATACTGCATGATGAGGTGGGGATAGAGACTGTCCAAGTCAAACGAGACAACCCAATCGTGTTGTCCCACTTGTGGGTCTTTTACATAAGCACCTTCAAATTGCTCGTCTTTATCCGACTTCTTTCGTGGCGGAATGATCGTGTTACGCTGCAACAAGTAATTGTAAATGATGGAATCCCACATGCGAACCTGTGTAAACACATCACCATAGTTTGTTCTTGAAGAGTATGCAAGACCGAGCGCAAGTTCGATCAGGCGTAACTTATTCTCAAGCCCAACAACAAGATCAACATCACGAACATTATACTCCACGAATCGCTGAAAGTCACGACGATAAAAGTCTGTGATTGTGCCGATGTCATCGTAAGCGATCTTATCTTCGCCAAGTTCGGTAGATGCAATGAATCCCAATCGATATGACTCTTGCTTAACGAAAGTGAACTTCTTGTACAATTCAATATAGTCGAGAATAGTTATCCCCGTAAACTCATAGACGGTATATGTTCTATTCTGATCAGTCACTTTACGATCACGAACAATATTCCAAGGAGATAGTTTCTGTGCTGTCTTCTTACCGAGCAGAGCAGTAATTCTGTTATAGAGATATGGCATGTCGAAACCATTGACATTCCACCCTGAAACAATATCGGTGTCTAATGACTCCCAAAGATCAACGAAGTGACTAAGCAAGGCTCTCTCGTCATCATCAAACGAGAAACACTTGACACCCGAAACATCGAAGTCATGTAGAGCGAGAGTATATCCTTTACCATCCGACATTCGAATAGTAATAACATTAACTCTTTCAGTAGGATCTTCGGGGGATGCAAACCCGTTCTCACTCTCAACTTCGATATCGATATACATTACCCTAATGTGATTAGGATTATAATCGACTTCGGAGTCTCCTCTGTATTCTTTAGAAATAAACTGATATTGAGAATCGATCTCACCGTAGATGGTGAATCCTTCGTACTTGCCATATTCATCCATGAACTCCCGCATATCATACTGATTCGGGAAGTCGATTTCACGGAGAGCCATACCGTTGATGGTCTTGTACTTTGGCGGATCGGATGGTTTTGAATCTCTCACGAAGAGGGAAGGACGAAATGGAACAGATTCATGAATCCGTCTACCATCATCGTCCCACCCCCGATGCAGGATCTTACCGCCTTTGCAGGCAACATGTGTGTAGAATTTGCTCATTCACGCTCTACTGCTAAGATCCAATCTTGGTGTACTATATCACAACCACCATGTCCTCGTCCACCATTTTTTGTCAAATCCCAAAGAATTTTATCCCCAATTTTGATGTCCTCTGTTAGTTTGTCTCCAACGGATACAACAACACTCCAAATGTTTTTGTTGGTAATTTTTTCAGTATAAATGATACCTTCCTTGGTCTTCTTTTGCTGACCAAGTCCTGGTGTCTTAACGCTTACCCATTTGCCAATCGGTCTAAATTTGCTCATTCATCATCTCCAAAAGATTAGGTTTTATTTCATCTGCAATACGCTCTTCTGCGATCTTCACATACTCGGGGTTCAGTTCGGTGCCAATGTAGTTGCGACCGTTCTTCATGGCAACTACAGCCGTGGTGCCGCTGCCTGTGAACGGATCGAATACAGTTCCCCCTTCAGGACATCCCGCAAGCACACACGGCTCAATCAAGTTCTCGGGATATACAGCAAAGTGTGCACCCTTGTAGCCCTTCGTGTTCACCGTCCACACAGAACGCTTGTTACGCTTGCCATCTGCTCCCCATACCCTATCAGGCTCTAATGCTGGATCACGGGCACCCTTTTCTTCGGGTTGTGTGCGGCTCTTGTTACCAGGAGCATGAGGCTTACCCACAGCGTCCTCCTTAATAGCATTGTGATCGTAATAGTATTTGGGCTTCTTAGTCAACATGAAAATGTACTCATGCGCTCTGGTGCAGCGGTCTTCCACACTTTCAGGCATCGGATTCGGCTTGCTCCAGATGATGTCCTGCCGCAGATACCATCCATCAGCCTGTAGGGCAAGTGCAACTCTCCAAGGAATACCAATCAAGTCCTTACCCTTAAGCCCTCTTTGATCCTTGCGATTAGGAGGGATGAAGTCTGAAGGCATTCCACGCTGCCCACCAATAGTCTGTGGTGGCGGGGCACAGTTCTTTGCGCTCATGTACGAGTCGCCAAGATTTAACCACAGAGTACCGTCATCACGGAGAATGCGATGAACCTCACGAAACACCTCTACCATCTTCTGCACATAGCCGTCAACGGTATCCTCCCGTCCGATCTCGCTGTCACCACCATCGTATGAACGGAGTCCGAAATAGGGAGGTGATGTGATGCAAGTATGAACGCAACCGTCAGGCAGAGTCTTCATGCCCTCAATGCAGTCGCCCTGAATGATTTGATAATTCGTCATTCGTCATCTCCATATTCAATTCCACGCTCAAAGTAATGCTCTTCGAATTTCTTAAACCCGAAACATGCCCTTGCATACTGAAGAATAATATCCTTGTCGAATTTATTGCAGGAGTAAACATCAAGCGTGATGAAATGAGTGGGTTCAATGGAGTGGATCTGTATGCCACTCTCAATAAGCGGAACCCAACCACTCACTCCTGCCTTATTCGGATATAACTCCACACCCTTTTGTGTGGGTGCATGAATCACGAAAGGTTGACTCATGCGAGTCATGCCGATCTTGTCAACTACATTTTCGAGAAACCGATAATGTAGTTCCAAATCGTCTGCTGCTCCAACACGACATTTGTACATATCAAGATAATAAGAATATCCAAATGGTTTTTTCACTTTCTCATCTCCTTTTCAACTTTTTGCCAGTACTTAATTGTTGCAGCCTTCTTGTGTCCTCTTGGTCCACCATTGTGGATCCTCGCTAAATCCTCTGCCGTCGCATTCTTTGGAGCATATCGACTTAGATAGGCGATAACAACTCTCTTTGCATACTCGGGATTATAGCAGTCCTTATATGAACCGCCAATTGTTTTATCGTACTCAACCGCATCTTTCCAATAAATTTCCCATACCTGATAGGGACCAATCGCTCGACCTTGATCACCGACAGCATTATCATTTCCGCCACTTTCGACTTGCCGAATAGCAGCAAGAAGTTTGGGTGTCAATGCAGAAGGTACACGCACGGGCGCAGGCGCACACGCAAGCGCACACACGCAGGCGAGGGTAAGAATCCACTTCATGAAATCACCCCTTTCAGTTTGAATTTTTCTTGTCCTGAACAAAGGTATGAAACAGAACGGCATAGTTGATGATGTCAACACAAGTGTCTTCAAGACTCTCATCCTTAACTTGAAAAGCACCTGCTTCAACAAAAGATGATAGTCTTGATAACTTGTCCGTCATTCGAACAAGCATTCCTGCCTCTGTGTTACAAATACCCATGGCCTCGCAGCGAGTAAAGTTTGCGAAAGGTTCTGTGCCAGCCTTACCAGCATAATCAGCGTTCTTTCGCTTCATGAGTTCATAAGCCTTTTTTGTTAATTCGTTATGGGACTTCAGTAGTTCATCACGGGTCATTATACATTCCTTTCATCGGCACATCGAATATCGAACTTTAGATTTATTCGCAAATTAATTCGTCAGGACTTACCTGTTGATCCAAATCCACCAGTTCTAGATGTTTTAATTTGCGGTTTAGAACAAGAGTAAAAATTGGCCTTATAAGTAGGAACTATCTCACCTTGACAAATTCTGTCTCCATGATTAATTCGAATTGGAATTTGGCTTGAGTTATAGACTAGAATCATCAGTTCATCAGTATAATCTGAGTCTATAATTCCTTCAGCATTACAGAGCATTAATCCTCCATTGATAGAAAGACCGGATCTCATGTGCAATCTCATTGACCACCCATCGGGGATATCAAATGATAATTGCGTCGGAATCATAGTTCTGGATTGAGGGGGGAGAGAAATATACTTCAAGTCATGATTTAAATCAGATGCCGCCAAAAGCATGTGACTTTTGCTTTCGTTTGTAAAAGATTTAACAAGACATTTCCCGTTGACAAAACATGCTTTGATATCAAAACACGCAGATCCCTCAGTTGCATAAACTGGATCAAATGCACTAGGATGAATTTTGTGAACGCCAACAGATACTGTGCGAATATCGCTCATAATTTAAACCCCATTTTTGTTTGGGTATCTTACAACTTTTTTCTGTTTTTGTCAACTGTTTTTTTAATTCCAATACTGTATTTGGGGATTAATTCCCAATCTTTTCTTTCGGAATATGAGATTATCTTTATATGATTGATAGGACAGATGGGAGTTTTTGTTGAGTCCCTATTAACTATTTTACATAACCCCCACTCCTCTAATAGATTTGCTATTGTGTTTCTGCGACCTATATCATGCTCAGGAGTGGAATCTGATAATCCATCTAGAGCAAATAATTCTTTAAAATGAACAATATAATACTTCCCCCTTTTGTGAAGTATGTGACAAGACTGATAGAGTTTTTTATCAGTTTTTGAAGAAACTCCTATTCTAGTTAGAGTCTCTTTAATTTTCAAAAAATTTTGAGGATCTTCTAATGTAACCTCTACAAATGTATTTACTAAAGACATAATAACTCCTGATTACTGATCAGTAGTTATTTATCAATATTTCTTCCCCCGTGTCCCATTCGAAGTAGATGCTTTTGATCTTCCGTAAGTAAAGATAAATATTCAGACGCTCGTCTTTGGCTAACTTGGTAGAGTTCCATGATTAATGGTATTACTTCATCATCAAAACTATTTTGTTTTATCCACTTGTCATAGCGACGGCGACGGCGTACAGATCCATATAAAAAGTCATATTGTAATTTCTTATCAATAGTCCACCTCTCATTCATAGAGTTAGCATAGAGAATACTATCGGGGCTAAACGATAATGCACGATTAACTATGTAAGGGATATAATCTCTTTCCACTTCAGGTTGCACCTGAATCAGGTTTTCATTCTTTTCATTTATACTCTTCACAAAGTCGAAAGGTGAAAGTCTTTTATTAATTTTCATCATTTAAATCCAAATCATCTACATTGATCCCATCAGGTGATGTAAGACTAACAATAAGCCTCAAAGGAATATATACCCACTTCATTTTATTGATGTCGTAATAAGAGTTTAATAGAAATTGATCGTATCCGTTGCTACCGTGATATCTTGGAATCAAAGGACACTCAACAAAATTGCTAGAGACTATAGTATTCTTGTGAGCAATTTTTGTTTTAACCTTACTTCCATTAAGATTCTCATACTCAATATCCAAACAGTATGGATAAATTCTTTCAAGAACTTTGTTTATCCAACTACCAAGCATCATGTCAGACATACCAGTAATCTCAAAATATGAATTGATCTCTCCGGTATCTTTTTCTTTAGTATTTCTAATTGCTTTTGCTGAGAAGTAACCATCTCTCTCTTCAAGGAATTTGCGCCGAACGACTTCGCATTCTTGACTAAATGTTTCATAATGATACTTTTTGTTTAGACTCTCAGACACTTTCATCACTTTAAATAATTCATCATCATTTAATATGCTAGACATAAGCATAATTTTAGATAGGGGTGTCGCTTCGGATAAATCAGATGCAGTAATACTATCAATTTCATCCCATGCCTTATGATTTATTTCATAAATTGATTTCTTGAATTCGGTTACAAAACTTTTTATATCATACTTCTTTCCTATTTCGTGAATTTTTATGGAAAGGTCATTGAGGCTCTTAACTGATTCCATTTCTGCCTCCTAGTCTTAGGGGATAGTACGAATCTATTTATAGAGAAACATCGCTTCAAGTCACTTAAAGGTACAGTCGGCGGCAAGAGAAATACAACATGCGGTTAAATTTATTTCATGGTCTGCGACGAATGCTGCCTTATACTGATATTCTGAAATAATTAAAACCGCCTGTGGAATGGAGTCAGGGGTCAAGTGGTCCTGTAAACCGTCGTAGATTGATCGGAATAAATGCGAAGAGTCTTTATCGCTATTGTCTATTACCCACTTCCGAATTTCATTAAAACTTTTTGCTTTGAGAGCCTTGACCAAAGTCTTGATTCCAAGGTTATTCTCGCTAGTTGAAAGAATCCCCACATCAATTTTTCCGCCCAATGAATATCTTTGCAGTTCATTTATGGTTTTACGGAAATCAGGAAAATTCTTGATAATCAAATCAGCGATAACCTTATCGTTATAACTGATCCCTTCAGCATCAAGAATATGCTTCACTCTTTGGCTGAATTTAGCAGCAACACTAACTTTCTCACTTGAGAAGATTTTAAAGTCGATCAGATTGCATCGACTGTGTAATGGCTCAATTATTCTATTCTTGAAATTACAAGTCAGAATAAATCTGCAATTAGCAGCAAACTCTTCCATGAAACCACGAAGTGCAGGTTGAGTGGAAGACGGATTTAGATAATCTGCTTCATCTAAGATCACCACTTTATTTCCCCCACTGATCGAAACAGTAGAAGCAAAGTTGCGAATCTTAGTTCGAAGAACATCAATTCCACTCTCGTCCGATGCATTGATGAACAGCATGTCCAAGTTCATCTCATTGCATAATGCTCGGGCGACAGTCGTTTTACCTGAACCTGCACTTCCCGTTAAAATCATGTTGGGAATTTGACCAGACTTTACAACATCACGAAATGTCTGCTGAATCCTGTCAGGAAGAATACAGGAGTCGATATCTTTCGGTCGATATTTTTCTACCCACAAAAAGTGATTCATTTTATTATCCTGCACTCATAGCGATCCAATACTGAACAGGCACATTCTTTCCCTTGAGATTTGCTACTGCCTTAGATGCGATTGAAACCGCATAATCATCCTGAACCATTTTCATTGTGTCGATACTGAACCAGAAGGGGAAGTGATCGGCCTCTTCTGCAACTTCAGAGACAATGAGTTCCCAACTATTACCTGTCGGGTTCTTCTTATCACAAACTCTAACAAGAAGGTTTCCCTCCTCACTTGTGATACACATATCAGGAACTTGAAGAACAGATGCTGCCTTCATGATAGAGGCGAGATCACTCTCGCTAATATCGAAGACAACCACAGAATTCGGCATCTTGATCTTCTTATCTCCCTTGTTCTGAATGAATTCGGGATTAGTATAAAAATACTTGACAGAACTAGATCCACCATCACCATCTGAAGAGATGACTAAATGTGTATCCTTGAACTCAAACACAGGTGACTTGAACAAACTAACAATACCAAGAAATTGAGCCATGTCGTAAATCGCAAAATCGACAGGAAAGTGCTCAGAAACCTGTGCCTCTGCAAGAATTCGGTTGGACGGACAAACCGTATTAAGTTTACTGCCTGATCGAATTAACAGGCTAGGATTGATGGAAGCAAAATTCTTGAGAATCGAAAGAGTCTCAGGTGAAATCTTGACGCAGTTAGTAGTTGTAGGCATATTTCCTCCTTGTGAGATGTGGAGAGTATACGGCCTACAAACAAAAAGTCAATCAGTCAGGTGCTATATTGGAAAGATTATTTGCGTCAAGCCAATCGAATATTCTATTTGTAGGAACAACCATTAGAATTCTAGTTCCATAGTTTATTCTTACAACGATACCAATACATTCACCCTTATCTTTAGTGAATACTCCACCCCCACTTGATCCGGGCGCACCATTTGCGGTGATTTGCACATGGTGTTCATTTGTCCAATCAACCTTTCGCCTGTTGTTGGAGATTATTCCATCGGTAACTGTATTGATTTCACCTAAAGGATTGCCTACCGCATATATCTCTTTTCCTATTCTAGGCTCATTTCTATCGAATACTGAGTCCATAGAATCTTTAAGATCTTTTGCGTCTTCTAATCCTATTATGGCTGCATCTAGAGATTCATTGTGCGCTAGTAAAATTCCTTTCCACGCATGCGTTGGAATGTCTGAATTATATGGAGTGAATGCTATTGAAATTTTACCCTTACCAAATTCCTTCTCATCTTGAATTACATGTGCGGCGGTCATCACAAACCAAGAACCATTCTTCTTATAAAGAACGCCGGATCCAAGACTCTTCTTTCCCTCTAGTGTTTCATATAAAATTACCACAGAGTGAGATAAAATTCTCTCTGCAACTGAAAGGCCATCCCCATAAACGACCACGGGAGCCTCGGCTATTTTTGCCTTGACTCCCGCACGATCTACCGATGTACTTACTGTGACTGCAAGCAGCAGTCCTACTACCCAAAGGTTTCTCATGGAACACCTCCTTCGGGGGGTTTAGCCCTAAGTATATTTAGTTTTACAAGTTATTTGATATCAAGAACTTATGGAATAGACTGAAGAAAATTTATCATATCTTCTTGTGTGTCGAATTTATAGGGAGATTCCGTAAAATTCTTGGATGTGATTCGGGTCGTAAACTGAAGAGTTGGACTTGTAGTTCTATGTTTAATACTCATACGAACTGACCATTTGGAAGGTTCGTTTGTGGGTTTAATGTCCTTAATGCTGACTAGTTTAGCAACTTCGTTTCCCTTGGCATGAGAAATTCCGGGAGGAAGTTTATCCTCATCGTCAAACATGTATAGTTTAGATTGATTGACTGGTGTACTTCCAGCCCAATCCTCCATGTAAATGCGCTTGGCTTTAATGGTGGTTGGATCTTGATTACAATACAGATGAGTAACGATTGACTGTTCAGCCAACGCAGCATCGCTTTTTGTATATGAGCCGCCACTCGCTTTGAGTCTAATTTCGACTTGAGCAGCACCTTTACACGAATCTACGAGTCTTGGCAATCCTTTAATAGAGGGAGAACTACTAAGGCCAGTTGAATATAGTCCTCTTCCATTGATGTAAATGAAATGCACATTCTTTTGCCGCAAGATTTCTTCATAAAATCTAATATTGGCTGAGTCTTGAATATACTCGTTGATATTGTAGGAGAGTTTGTCTCCACTCTGAGTGAAAATAGTTCCCTTGTTTCCTACCTGTTTCCACGCAATTTTAGAAACCTTACCAAAGGGTAGTCTACCAGGAATAATGTACTTCTTGTGTAGTGCTGATGGATCCATAGAAGTTCGAAGATACTGTTGCATCTGTCGAATCATTTCAAACTTCTTGGTGTGAATTGCCCGAATGATTCCTAGCCAAATTTCTTTTTCAACCTGAATCTTCTTTCGCCCACTTTGAGTCCAAGATGTCTCAGTCACATCTTCGGAACTGTAGGGGTCAAAATTATTCTGCAATCCAATCTGCGTTCCCTGTGCACTTTCATCTTTGATCTCAATATTGATGTTACCTGAGAAAGACGATCCCGCAACTTTTCTTACTCTGATAACCAAATCGGGCTTATCATTGTCATTTCCTGCACTGTCTCCAATATCAAATCTGTCTTGACGAGTATCTTTCAATAAATTTTCAGCAGCACACTTCATTGCTGTCGCAATAGATCTCTCTAATGCAAATCCATGCCCACTAATAGGAGGGCAAGCACCTTCTGAAATTAGTATCTCAGGTTCCAAAGATTCTTGCTGACGAATGAAGTCGGACAGACAAATCGGTCTCATATTGATATTTATGTGGTCGTAAAGCCATCTATGGGAATCGAACCCATGATCTGTCGCTTACAAGGCGACTGCATTACCACTCTGCTAAGATGGCGGCGTGGATCTTACGATCCACTTAATATTACTTTCTAGTTCCACCTGTGCGATTGCTCTTTAGTTCCCTAATGCTATCGCTGAGGCTATCGATTTCTCTCCACATAGCATCGTGACGGCGTTCATCTTCCATGTTTTTTTGCACATTATTGAGTGAATTCATATCTTCTGCGTGTGCCTTGCTCTTCAGATAAAGAAGGATAAGAAGAACTCCATTGAGAACAGATGAAACAACAAGCCCCAAACCTAATCCTGAAATATTGTGCATATAGCACCTCCTTTGTGTTGTGAGATTGTATCAGCGTTTTCGGTTTTGTCAATCAGATTATGGTCAATGAGCAATAAATTCGATTGCCCATTCCACGGTAGTTGGCAAAGATCAAAAGATATCTTTTACCCTTGGCTCTCCACAAAATTCCTCTTTTGGTCATTATTTTAGTGGATTTAGTTTTCCAACCCGAAGAACTTGCGAAATCTTGTATCTCCGACTTCATTTTTGTGGTTATGCTTCCCTTGAAGAAATACCCTCTAATTTTACCACCCCATACATTCGATTCCTTCATCAGAGAAACTAAATTGTTTAGGTGATTAAATCCTGGTAATTTAGATTTACCGTTTTTACCAAGGTGCATGGAAACTTCTGCCCTGTGATCGTCACTCGGAGAACAATCATCAGACTGACAGAACTTAACCCTTGCAATGTTTCTGATTTGTTTAGCCACCGCTATTCTTCTTCAGAAGAGTTATCTTTCTCTTGATCGTAGGTCTATTCATAAACTCTTCTACCTCAGCGAGTCCATTAAGTCTGTATGCAAAGTAAATACTGGATCTACGACCTTCAACATCAGTCAGCATGACCAGCATGTCTTTCGAAGGTTTGTCTCCTACCATGTCCGTAAAACGAACAAGATCTTGTTTGATCATTTTCTTAATTAGTGACAGTCTGTACACACCAAGCCCTTTGATATAAATTTCAGGATCATCTACAGATGAACTGAAGTCTATAGTCTGCGCTACTTTGCCGCCAATGTTAAAAACCTTAGAATTGGTTTGTTCATTAATGACATTGTTAATAGCATCAATCATTTCTTTACTAGTGTTTTTGAATGGGTTGTTCATGTTGATTATTTATGACGATTTAATCCTCAAACAAAGCAGTCAGTCCCTCGTCCATTTTCGAATAGTTAATTATCTTTTCGTCCTTAGACTGAATAGAAGTTTCACTCCCATCATCCTTCCACCGTACAGGCTCATAAATCGTCTTGGACGATGACTTTCGATGGAATTCGTTGAGCCACTTGGCCTCCTTTTTGGCCGCTTCCTCGGTCTCGTAGACCGCCACGATGTTCGATCTCTCAACCAAGTGTCCCTGTAGATCGTTACCGTGCATGATACCGATTGCCCATAGTTTACGCTTTGCCATAATACTTCCTATAGGATTCGAACCTACGACTTCTTCCGTGTAAAGGAAGCACTCTAGCCACTGAGTTAAGGAAGCAGAATGCCGAAGGTGGGAGTCGAACCCACACGCCCGTGAAGGCAGCGGATTTTGAATCCGCCGTGTCTGCCATTCCATCCACTTCGGCTTTGGTTAAATTATAACCACACCGAAAAGTTTGTCAAGACTTAAAGACCTAACTTCTTAAGTTCAAGAATGGTTTGATTTGCGCTCTTATGCTGAATGGCAATACCACCAGCAGATTGCCATTCTTTAATGTTCTTGCTCCAATCATCAATTAAAATATTGGGAACGCCATCAGTTTTGGCATAGTCCTTTTTCTGTGTGCGAAGAACTATATTTGAAAAGTGAGGCTTGGGACGCAAGTTATTTTCAATCCACTTTATCTTACCCGATTTAGATTTCGGTTGCCAAGTTGTTGTGTGTGCTGATAGAATTTCTACCTTGTACTTTGAGATATATTTCCAAAGTGTTTTACCATCCGGCATCCAAGGTAGTTTAGCAAATAAATCTGGATGATCTTCATCAATTTTAGGTTTGAGTGGATTGATAATACTATCAAAATTCTTCTGTGATAGATTTGGAATATTTAAAATTTTGGACATACCTCCAATTATATCAACTAGGACACCATCCATATCGCAATAGATGGTCGGTCTTTTACTAGAATCTTCTTTGAAGTAGTCTAAAAAGTCTTTCATTTGAGGGGTTCCACTAATTTGTTTTTTACGATATAAGTTGCTAGTCTTTTTCCTGCAATATTATCTGATGGATAGTGAACACCGGCAACGACTCTAGAGTCCGCTATTTGATTGGCAATACTTTCAAATTTTTCTCTGTGATCCGTGTGTTTATTCGAAAGAAGTAAAGCAATCAACCATGCTTCAAAAGTATGGCCCGAAGGATAGGATGGAGTATAAGGATCTGCAACTAGAATAGTTATTTTCTTACCATATTCATTTGAAATCTGATATGGTCTAGCACGGTTAAAGTAGACCTTGAAATAGGAAAGAATCCCATCTGTGTTTTTAACAATATTGGAGATCGTATCTTTAGAATAGTTCTCCCCTGTCATAACTGATGCTTGTTCTGCCCAGAATTTGTAATGGTTTTCTATTGAATCCATTTCAATGGCAAACTTCTTCTCTTGTTCAGTAGAATCATTCATTCTTCTGATGATATAGTCAATTTCATTCAGGGTTTTTGTACTACTATTAATGGGGGGACTATCAATCACTCTTGAAACGGGAACCCCCGATCTTAAGAATTTACCCAACACCGAAAATGGATCTTTCTTGTCATCCTCCATTTTCGCAAGAGATCTTGGATTCGAATAACCAATAATACTATCCATTGAATGAATTTGCTGAAATTTAAGCATTAATTACTTTAGCCTCAGAAGATACTTTGTTCTATTTACTGCACCAAGAATCTCATCACGAATATTAAGTAAATCAGTATCCTTCTGTGGATCTATCATTTGAGGTATATCTTGGTTCAAATAAACCACAAACTCATCAAGAAATTGGATAACATTCTCTTTTGATTTGTAGTTTTCTGCTATGAAGGTGAAATTGTCCTTTGCGGTCGGGACTCCACCTTTAGATCCAGACATAGTTTCAATAAATTGATCAGTCAGTTCGTCAAGAATTTCGTACAACTTACCTAAAGCCTTATGTTCTGCATAAGACTTAGTTTGCCAGTGATACACTTTAATTTGCGACTGAACCGTTAAAAGTTGCGTAATGATGTTCATACTCGTATTTATGACTTCGTCTTACGAGACTTTCGTGTGACCCTAGGTTTACGCTTTTTACCAAATATACTATCCCAATTCTTAGACCATTTGGAATAATCTACCTTTCGGTAGGTGTCTCCCTTTCCTGCGCTGTGCTTACTTCCCAAAATTTACCCCTACCCACCAATTCGGTGCTTGAACATTCTTCCACTTGGCAAATCTTGCCTTATCACCGAGGTAGTAGTTGCGATAGGCGGTGACCGCATCCTCAGAACGATACTTTTCAGGCATCGCCTGTGCGAAGGGTGTGAGATCGCCAAGTGGAATATTTTTAGGGCAACTACTGAGGTGAACAGAAATCAACTTTTCCATGGCATGGATCTTGTTATACCGAAGATTGTATTCCGTAAGCATGGCTGACGCATGCTGATACAACCATTGGTAATTTTTATTTGTACTCATTACCCACTGTGTGCATGGGTGATGAATCATCGTTGCAAGGCACAACATCTGATTACTGTGATCCCAATGCTTAACATTCCTACCTGTCTTAGTTACACGGGTGGTAGGTTCTCCGTCTAGTACACGATGTGCCGTTGACATCATCTGTGCGCTCTCGACAATCATCTTTACAACATGTTTGTCGCAAAGGTTTCGTGCGGCTACTTGTGGAACAGAATCTAGTACAAAAATGTTCATGTGATAATTATAACAGCAACTCTAACTATGTCAAGAATCGGGGTGACAGGATTTGAACCTGCGACCTCCTGCTCCCAAAGCAGGCGCACTACCAAACTGTGCTACGCCCCGTACTGATCTGCCTGGATTTGAACCAAGACAAGGAGAATCAAAATCTCCTGTGCTACCTTTACACCACAGATCAACTGGCTCGGAAGGATTCGAACCTTCAACCCTCCCGTTAACAGCGGGATGCACTACCGTTGTGCTACGAGCCACCAAACGGACAGAGAGGGATTCGAACCCCCGGATGGCTTCAAGAACCATCGGCGGTTTAGTAAACCGCAGCATTAGACCACTCTGCCATCTGTCCAAAAGCGTAGCGGAGGACTTGCACCTCTGTATCAGATCACCCCTTGCAAGTAGATGACCCTGGCAACCTATACGCTGACTACGCAAACGGATGGGGAGGGATTCGAACCCCCGTTGGAGTATTGCTCCAAAGTAGTTTTCAAGACTACCGCATTCGACCACTCTGCCACCCATCCTTAATTTCATTCCGATAAAAATTGATTCTTCTCTTTCACCCCTCTTCGGGCATCCTCAAGAATCTCACGGTCAGCATCTGCGTATCCTGCCTTATACTCTCTCCAATATGGATCATCTGTCGTGCCTGAACCAAAAGGACAACGGCTCCTAGATCCACTCTGTCTGTCATTGTATCCATCACGGTATCCTTGTCCTGCTGTATAACTCATAGTGTCTCTCCTGAGTGGATCGAAGGGGATTTGAACCCCTAACCCCTGCCTTGCAAAGGCAGTGTTCTACCGTTGAACTATCGACCCAAAAAGAGGATGACGGGAGTCGAACCCGCAACATCTACCTTGGAAGGGTAGAACTCTGCCATTGAGTTACATCCTCAAACCCCTTGCATCCCTGCAAGGGTATATGTCGTGAGACTTTGTATCACCCACCGAAAGCCGTGGTCAGCCCGGTCGATAGATGCGACCAAACGCTGACAACGAAATTCTTAAGGAAGACAACTCCATTCCATGCGAACGGAAGAAGTCCAAGCGTGATCAAAAGGCTACGATTGATGCCGACCTTCGAAAGAAGGCAAGACAACT